TGTCATATAGAATGTACGAGAACATCCAAGGCATGTTTGATTATCATTTTTATCACTGGCCGCAATATCCTATCGTCAATCGTGAATACATTGCACTATGTGTCAAGCAAGGGAACTACATCAAGGCTTATACGCTGGTTAAAGAGTGTTTAAAGTTTAACCCAACGGACTGGGATCTGTTATTGGCTGCCGCGCTGTGTGCGAAACACGCTAATGACAGGAAACTTGCAAGAGAGTATATTGAGCTTATGGAAAACAATTTATATTATGGACAGGAAGATATTCAGAAGAAGTGGATGGCGGAGTTTAGGAGGGGGATGTGATGAAAATAATAATTTTAATCAAGAAACCATCTTGTGATATTCCTTATAAATCTTTTGAATTTAAAGTTTCAAAAAAACGGTTGAAGGAAGGCATTGAAATTGATATTTGCCGAGACGGAATTGGTAATATGTTGGATTTAATGCAATATTATATAATCAAGGAGAATTTATGAATATTAAAAAAGCAATCGAAAAAATATATCAGATTAGTACAGAACATTGTGAGCAAGATTTAAAAAATGTTAAAATAAATATGTGGGATTTAAAACGGATTCTCGAAGCCCTCGACGAGCCGATCACGGATAAATTTGAACCATTGAAATTTGAAACTATGTGGAATAATAATCATAGATTGATTGAGGCTAATAGAAAATTGGAATCCGACCTAGCCAAAGCACATACCGAATTGACTAATTGCGGTCAACGTATTTATAAGCTGAATGAAGAATTAGCCCTCGCCAACGGCCTTGTTAAGAATTTGGAGGAACAAAATATTCATCTTTCCGATAAGGTTCATAAGTTACAACGTAATCCTTTCAAAATAACATATACGGATGGCTTTGTTCCGAGGGAAGAATATCAAGAAAAATGTTTAGCATATGAAAAATTGTATGACGAATGTATCTGTAAAAGAGACCGCATTGATAAATACTATGCGTCCTGTGAAAAAATAAGGGAGATCCTAACCGAACTACAAAGGAGCTTACATGTCTAACGACCACCAACACCAAGACGGAACCCTAAAACCCCCCTCAAGCCAAGAACAAACCGACCTACCAGTAGCAGAGCTATCCAAGAAGCCTTTGGAGATGGTTCGGTTGACTATGGATCAAGCCGACGCCCTCCGCGCCGACCGGACATTTAAGGATGAAGAACAGCTCCCAGAGCATCTAAAAATAGCCCTTAATACCCGCGCCTACGAATTTTCAATGTTCCTTATCGAAAACTTCCAAGAAGGCCGCGAGCGTTCCCAGGCGTTAGGTCAGATCAATGCTGTGGTAGTGTGGGCTAAGTGGGCTGGACAGAAAAATAAATCATAATATTCTTGACTTCAATTATACTTTGGTATAATATACCGTATGATGATTCATTGCGAGGACGTAAGCACAGTTAAAGGACAAAATATTTTAACACCGACGGTGATTTAATTCGCTGTCGGTTTTTTTATTTCTCCCCTGGTAGTCCTCGCAGACTTCAATGACTTAACTGTCGCCAGGGGATTTTTATTTAAAATTATGTATAACGACATCTATAACAAAGAAATGTTCGTCCACCTTCACAAATCGAATCTAAAATTCTGTGATCCGTTGGGCGGTTTCTTTGAATTTAATGGAAAATATTGGGAAAGACTTCATCCAGGACTTGTTAAAAAATACAGCATGGATGTATATGAAAACCTTATAATGGATTTAACAAATTTTACTGGTGATGATACTCAAAAGGGTCTATTAGCAGCCCATGTTAAAAACACTGGGAATGTAGGAAAATTAGAAGCGATGATTGACTGCTCTAAGCCTGATCTTTATGAGCCTGCCGAAAATTTTGACTCTAATCCATATTTATTTAATTGTAATAATGGCACAATCAATTTAAAAACTTTTAAATTCCAACATCATTCATCTGCTGACTTAATAACTAAAATTTCTAAAGTAGATTTCTTAAAAGACGCCCAATGTCCTACATGGATAAAATTCGTTAATGATATTTTCTTAGGTAGAGAAGAAATTATAGATTTTATTCAACGGTATCTTGGATATTCACTTACTCCATTTACCAAAGAACAATGTATGTGTATATTCAATGGCGACGGAAGGAATGGCAAGTCAACATTTATAGAAACAATACGTCAAATATTTAATGATTATGCTGGTGTTTGTCCTACATCCACTTTAATTGTTAAACGTGATGAACATACCATCCCAAATGACATTGCAAGCCTTAAAGGATGTCGTTTAGTTTCAATGATAGAAACTAACCAGAATGTTACGCTTGATGAAGGGTGTATAAAAAAACTCACTGGCTCCGATATGTTAAAAGTTCGATTCTTACATAAAGAATTTTTTGAATTTATGCCGACTTTTAAAATTATATTTTCAAGTAATCACAAGCCTAACATACGCGGTACTGATAATGGTATATGGCGTAGGATTAGAATGATCCCTTTTGATTTTAAAGTTGAAGATAATAATGATGATCGTGAATTGCCTCTAAAATTAAAAGAAGAATTGCCTGGCATACTCAAATGGATAATTGAAGGTTATAAAAAGTACCATGAATCCGGATTACCTACGCCTGCGTCAATCATGGATACCACTGAAGAATATAAAGAAGAAGAAGATTCTATCGGCCAGTTTATTGAAGATGAATGTGATATTGAAGAAAAAACATATGTAACAATTAAAAATTTTAAAGAGAGAATTTATCAATATAATAAATATTTACTTCCAAAAGCAATTAATGAATATATGCGTAAGAAAGGATGGAATCCTAAGAAAAATAGATTATATATTGATGGTCAACAAACGCGTTGTTATATAGGATTAAGTTTCAAGAATGGATTAAAAAAACATATTCCAGAAGATCAACAAAAATGGGGGGATTAATGCCTGACCGATCTCCATACGTCCCATTTAGACCAATCCGCATGAAAGTAGCATGTCGTTTAGGATCCATCCGCCAGCCCGTACACATTTCAACGGTTATACAGCAGGTTTTAATCAAATTATGTCCACCAATACAAACCCCTGAACCATGCGTTCCCGCACAGCCCAGGGGCATTGTAGGCTATTTTGACGACTTTTAACAGTTATACCCATAACAAACAGGCTTTGGAGGGTCCCCAAACTTCTGCCCCTGGTCCCATTGACCGGTAGGATTTGAAGCTGATTGAGCCATGGCCACACCACCAATACATAAAAACACTATTAATAAAATACTTTTCATAACTCACCTCCTGGTTGATTGTTCATTAATGTCTTACTTGCCTTAACAGCCCTAGCCTTGACCGCATTTGCGCGTGCTGCCTCTGCCTTGCGGCCACCTGACACGGATCCGCCCTTCTTACCTATTTTGCTTAAATACTGTTTAATATTCATTTTACCCCCCTTATTTTATACATAACCATGCGTGAGGCATAGCCATTATTAGCCAGCAAGCGCCCCGTACTGCCAAGGCCACTGTCACACCTCCAATGATCGCAAGAATTATCCCACCGATTAGGATGTCCCGACTCATAAGGTTCCGCTCGCGCTTAAATTTTTCTCTTAAATATGGTGTATTTAACATGATATAGGCTCCTTTACTTGTTCTAATAGCCTATAAAATATAGCATATAGGCGCTTTATTGGTAATTTTTCAAGGCCGGCTACACATTGGCCTTGGCTAAAATAGCGCTGTCTAATCCAGATTAAGAGTTCTTTTTTAGTTTTAGGGATGTAATAATCTGACATTTTAATCCTTTCCGGCCAGATATAGCGCTGGCCACGCTAAGATAATGGTTATATAGTACAATTTAACATGTCAAAATTATCACTTGCAACAGATAGGGCAATTTCTTTACATCGCGGACAATCTTTTGATCCACTACACTCCGGACAATATTGACACTTGCAAGAGAATACTCTACATAATTGGTAAGGTTTACGGCATTTTTTACATTGATATACTTTAATTATCATATTGATCCTTTTCCGTCCGGACAAGCCGCCGGACTCGGCATATAATTGTTAATATTTACCATTATAAGATTGATAATCCCTAATTTTTGTAGTTTCTACATATACATCGATGCAATTTTCACGTGGCAATTTAACGGCATCGATAAATAATCCGGCATCGCAATCCTCTTCAAGATATACATTACCTTTATGGATATACGAACAACCACTAATTTTACTTTGTATTCCAGCGGTCAATATATCGAATTGTGGCACTTCAAGCCAGCCATGGCCCGGGTCGTTGATAAAACGGTATTTTTTAGCGCGTAACTTGGCCATAGGGTCAGCTGGCGCGGCTGGCGCTTCCACGGCCACGGCCGCCGCTTGATCCGCTTCAAGCGATTTTAAGATCTTCTGGACCGCGCTAATAACCTTCAATACTCTAACTGAAGGTTTATTCTCATTATAGGACTTGATGTATAAAGGACTTTCGCGGAACTCAACTCCAAGCGCGGAGCACGTCAAAAATGATACCAGCTCCGCTTCGACCTCTTGCGCCGGGACCTGGCCGCCAAGATCATGCGCTAGTATATAATGCCCTAATTCATGAAATAATGTTTTACATTGATCGCTATTGTTACTCATGGAGCTAATAACGATCTTTTTCTCTTCCCGGCTGTAATATCCGCGGCCACTTCCCGTTATTGCCGTTGATATATGTATCTTGAGGGCCACGGCCAGGGTAGGCACTATATTATCGAACTTACAAGATATAACCTCCGTGCTATTATTCTTATATTCAAGCGGCTTTCCTTCCGTTTGGGTAATATCGAAAACCTTTTTGTCAAAGAAACCTACACATCGGATTTCATCCTCCGCGGCCGCTGCCAGCTGGCCAGCGCGCGGCAGGACCTTCCCGGCAGGTAATATATTAGGCACTAATATAGATATATTGGCCCGTTCGCCTCTTTTAACATGCCGGCCTAGTTTCTGCCATCGATCGAACCCAAGCGCAATCGATCCGCCTTGAATAGCAATAAGTATGCTATTGCGTATACTATAGCGATATACACCGGGGATCTGATAAAAGCCGCGTAAAAAGTCCAGCTCTCCCGCTTGTAGCTTGCTGCCTAACAGTTCCTTGATCTTGTATTCCATCTCTTTTTCGTTGATCATTTTGAACCTTTCCCCGGCTGCTGCCGGCCTTGATCCATCTTTGGCCCTTCCTGGATCGTTTGTCCCCGGCCAATTCCGGGGGACGTGAAAACTATACCACGCCATTACACCGACGGACATACCGACGCTGTTTTATTCAATCCGATTGGTACGCTTACCCGACGACAAAATAGTTGTTGACAACTTCTAACCCGCTTGTTGATGATGCAGTGCAATCAGCGACGAGCTATCGACGAGCAAGATGTATTGTTCTTAGTGAATAGCGACGGCACATCGAACGTGTGCGCGAGTTATTATTATGTTTTGTCTTGTGTCTTGTATCCTGTCTTGTGTTTTGTCTTATGTAAGTCTATTATTTACTACTGTTTATACTTTTTTAAGACAAAAAGACAAGATAATAGTAGTAAACATTATAGTGAATATATAGGTGATATTATGGTGATAATTCTGTCAATCGTGGGAAAAAGTTTACCTGAGGTGTTTGTCTTGTCTTTTGTCTTGTATTATATATATGATTGTGCAATTATATATTTATTATAAGGTCTTTCTTGTCTTGTTCTTGTCTTGTTTTTACTGGACAAGATGGTTTAGATGATGTATATTATATCGCACGTGTTTTTTAGTTTAATTAGACTAGTAAAATTTAACTAGTAAAGGTTTACTATTAAAATTTAACTATGTTTTACCCAAAAAGATCAAGAAACTTAGCAAAATACCACGCGGAACGCCTAAAGATCAACGTGACGAGCATATATCCCTGGACTAACGCCGATAAATGCTTTAATTTAAAAGATTCTGACGCAATTCGTGATACTGTAAGGCGTTGCACCAAAAGAACAGGATATACTTTCTATGTCAGGCGTCATCTCGCAGGCATGGAAGTGACAAGATTGACATAGTTGTTGATATTGTAAGTCGTTGACTCCCAACATGTTACAACATCAACTTCCTATAATTTATATTATGTTAAGTACGTTGTCGTCGAGAGTCCGACGCTGTCACATATGAGTCATATATAGTCTGTCTTTAAATGCTCTGGCGCATGGCATACCCGCTTTTTGACTGGGTTCTTTATTATTACCTCCTTTCAAAATTTAGCATGTCCATCCTTACCTCAATTCCTAAAAATTTCTACTTTCCTAATTTTCTGTTTGAAAAAAATATATTTTTTTATATCTTTAGATTGACAAAGATATCTTTCTATGTATAAATATATCTATGGATATCAAAAAGCATAAAATACTTATTTCATTAACAGGAAATGATTTAGAAATTCTCGACGCTATGTCAGGTGGATATGGCAGGTCTGTTGTTATTGGTGAGGCTATTCGTTGTTTAAATCGTATGAAAAATTCTGTAAAGTCATTTAAGGAATTTGATGGTGCGTTACAAATTGCACAGGCAGGTAATGACATATGACCGTTCCCTCTACATTTACCCAACATGGGCCAGCGCCATCAGTCAAACCAGCCCCATACTTCAACCCCATCTGCTTGAAACCGACGTTCATGCCTGACGTGATCGATAGGCTTGCGAACGGTGAGATGGTGCTTTCGTTGTGTCAATCGCTTGGTATTAAATACTCTGAGTTGCTTGGGTACGTGACGGCTGACACTTCGCGATTACAGATGTTCACGGCTGCGGTCAAGGCAGGGGAGGGATGGCTCATTCAAAGGTTGTCACAGGAACTGCATAACATTGGGCTTCACGATATAAAGGATGCTTTGGACTCGGCTGGGTGTGTCCGGCCTATAGAAGAGATACCGGAGGCGCTTCGCAGGACCATCGCGGGCATAGAGGTGGAAGAGCTTTATGAGATGCAGGGTAGGGAGAAGGTGTACATTGGACGGGTGAAGAAGATCAAGCTAATCGACAAAACCAAGGCCATTGAGATGCTTGGGAAGAAATTGGATATGTTTATTGATAAGGTGCATGTGAGCGGGACCGTCCAAGTGAAGCACTCCGTGGAACGGTTTGACTTGGATGAACGGATAGCGGCGCTCAAGCAGGGGCGGCCTACGTCTGCACCGATACAAGAGGCTGAACTCGTATCAACCCCTGGAGATGATATATGAACGAAGAACATCCGTGCCAACCTGGCACACAACCAACACCAAACCCCCTATCCAAAGAACACGAACTTCACGCCCAAATATTTATGGACAGTGTTTGGGACTGTGTCGCTCAGGCCCGCGGTCTGGCTGCACATGAGATCATAGGGATACTTGAGGTCATTAAGGCTAAAATCAGCTTTGATCATAACGTCCGGCAGGCCAATGAAGAGGTCATGCGCATGCGGGAGGCGAACCGGCAGGCACCCCAACCTCAACAGGGTCATTCACCTATAATAGATAAACATGGGTTCCCTTTGGAGTAGACTATGGCCATGACACGTTGTCCAAAATGTAAAGGCAATCTCAAAGAACGGGTGGACGACTTCACCAAGATGGGACTGAAGGCTCCGGGGATATTTAAAAGGAATAAGGTCATGGAATGTTGTCGTTGTGGTGAACTTTGGTACGAAGGGAAGCCTGATGTCATTAATGACCGGACTGTCACGGGAACAAAGTAAGGCCATCTATGCCGAAGCCCTGAAGTCTGAAGACACAGATCAATTAAGGAAGCTGTGCTTAAATGACCTTTTCTTCTTGCTAACCTGTGCTTGCAGGCGCATTGACGCGGATAATGACTTCGTCTACGACAGGTGCAGGGAAGTTGAATTGAGTCCAGATGGCCATCTTGACCTTTGGGCTAGGGAACATTATAAATCAACTATTATAACGTATGCCGGTACAATTCAGGAGGTGCTTCGTGACCCAGAAATCACAATCGGAATCTTCTCCCACACCCGCCCAATCGCCAAGGCGTTCCTCTTCGCAATTAAGACAACCCTTGAAGAAAATACCTTTCTCAAAGGACTCTTCAAAGATGTCCTCTACAATGATCCGCAGAAGGAGAGCCAGAAGTGGTCGCTCGATGACGGCCTCATCGTTAAAAGAAAAAGCGTCAACCCGACATGCACCCTTGAAGCCTGGGGACTTGTTGACGGTCAGCCTACTTCCAAGCACTACGCGATAAGGATTTACGATGACGTTGTGACCCTAGCTTCTGTTACCTCACCGGAGATGATCGAGAAAACAACGAATGGATGGAGAATCAGCCTTAACCTTGGATCTGAGTCCGGGCAGGTGTCGCGCGAGAGGTACATTGGCACACGCTACCATGCCAACGATACCTATAAGACAATCATTGACTCTGGGGATATTAAAATAAGGGAGTATTACCCAACCGACCTTGGGAAGAACGATATTGATGTTATTGGCAATCCAACCCTGATGACAGCGGAGGCTTTGGTTAAAAAACGCCGGAAGATGGGACCGTACATCTATGCCTGCCAGATGCTCCAAAACCCACAAGCAGACAAGGCGATGGGATTCAGCACGGATTGGCTGATGTATTATGACTGCTTGAAAAATAACAGGAATTGGAATTATTACATCATTGGCGATCCAGCTGGCGAAGGCAAGAAGAAGAACAGGGCGAAAGATCCTGATTACTCTGTTTTCGCTGTTATAGGAATGGCGCCAGATAAAAATTACTACCTTGTCGACATGGTGCGCGACAGGCTTTCATTGACAGAACGTACTGAGAAACTCTTTGAATTGATTTATACATGGAACCCTAAAAAGATAGGATACGAACAATATGGCAAAGACTCCGATATCGCACACATTAAATTCGTACAGGAACAAAAAGGCTTCCGGTTTGATATTGAACCTCTGGCGGGGCATATGCCTAAACCCGACCGTATACGCCGTCTTGTGCCTATCTTTGAGGAGCATCGATTCTTTCTACCGAGGCGCTTACCGTATATTTCACAGACAAAACAAATGTTAGATATGGTTCAGGAATTTATTGCTAAAGAATATATTGATTTCCCTGTCAGTAGTCACGACGATATGCTCGACGCTATAAGTCGTATCCTCGACGATAATTTAGGTGCTGTGTTCCCCAAGATGAAGGAAATTAGGACAGATGATGCAAAGAATAATCCTGATGGAAAATTTGACATATTTGTTGGAAATACAGCGGGAGCTAAGATTGTTTAAATTATTCTTGACATTTGTTTAAATTGAAATAATACTTAGAATTAAGGGAAACTAATTTAATACTAAAAGAGGGGCGTTATGCACAAACCTAATTGGCTTTTCTTCTTAAATAAAGGCGGATTTGGCGGTGGCGGCACTCCAGACGTTCAACCAGCACCAGCTCCCCAACCTACCCCAACACCTATTACTCAGAATCCCGTGGCTACTGCAACCGACAGGGCTGCTACTTTAAAAAGACTTCAGTATGGTCTTTCGTCAACTATTGCGGGAGGGACTGGCATGACAGGATCTGGAACTAATTTAGCACCAGCAGTAGTTTCAGGCACAGGTGTGGCAAAAACATCTGGAGGAACTTAGATGAAAAAATATTTCTTAATTGCAGTTTCAGTATTGGCTGTAATAATTTTTTTGAACCATAAGGTTATTGCTCAAAATTTCCAAGTTTTATATGCGAAGCAAATTCAGTTTGAAGGAAATGGTTGTGGTTTTATATTACAAGGAGGCAATCCCATTAAGGCTGGAAATCAACAAATAACCATACCAGATGGCACCGGTACTATTGCTACGAGCTATAATAATTACAATATGTTATTGGTAGCTCTTAAGGCTATTGATGCTGGTAAGGGGAATCATTCAGGAATTAACTGGACGAGTTTAGGTGTTTAATTTTTCTTGGTAGTCATTAAGCTAAATCGGCTGATCCCCGGTTAGTGGCATTACCCAAATTTATAGAGTACCTCTGTTCGAACAGGCAGGGGTACCCTTTTTTTTGGGCTAAAAAGGAGTTTCACATCGAAGATTCAAGTTCCAGATATACAACCCTTAATCCTAAACCAATTCCTCGGACTCCGCCTCCTGATGTGAGTGCATGGTCAAGGGCAACCAAGAAAAAAGAATTTGATAAGCGGTTTACTCTCGTAAAACAGACTCATTTGCTCTACCGACCTGGTATGCAGGAAATGTCCAGATGGATAAATCCTCTGCGCGGTGTTTACGATACTTCGCCTTCCCAACGTGCTATCCTTCCTGATTACCGGATTATCCTTGATGATCACGCGACACAGGCTTCTAAGACACTCTCAAGCGGTATGAGTTCAGGTATGACCTCACAGAGCATGCCATGGCTACGGCTTAATATTGACGGAATCGAGAATATGCAAGGACAGACAGATGTTCGAGCATGGCTAGATTCTTGCCAGGAAACGCTTTATGAGATGCTTGAAAAGTCAAATCTATATTTTTGTCTTAATAACTGTTATGAAGAACTTGGTGTATTTGGGACCGGATGTTTTATTGTGCTTGAAGATTATGAGGATTTTGTTCGGGGAACGTCTTTTACAGCTGGGGAATACTATATTGCCTGTGATAATAAGGGAAGAGTAAACACATTTTGTCGTGAGTTTTGGATGACCGTTCAGCAAATGGTTGAAGAATTTGGGTATGACAACTGCTCCGCTTCAGTCCGCCAACAATGGGATTGGAACCAAGTTGACGTTTTATGGAAAGTCCGTCATATGATAGAGCCTAACGATGTGGCCATGCTTGATATGCCAGACTTCAAGAACATGCCTTTCCGGTCAGCTTACTGGGATATGGCGGATGGGACAAATACATTCTTAGGTATGAGAGGATTTAAGCGCTTTCCATTAATTTGTCCGCGGTGGGAGACGGTTGTCACTGATCAGGTTTATGGTTACGGATGCGGGCATTATTCTTTAGGGCATGTCCGCGAACTTCAAAAGACTACCCAAGATAAACTTTTAACTCAAGAAAAGACTCATAATCCACCTATGCAGGCGGATGGCAGCGTTGACGGTCACGTTTCCACAATACCAGGGGGAGTAACCCGTACAAACTCGAACGCTGTACCGAACGCCGGAGTCCGCCCCGCATATCAGATCCAAGCTAACCTTGAGAGCTTTCTTGAGCTTGAAAACGCCTTACATGACAAAATTGACAAGTGCTTCTTTGTTAATTTGTTCTTAATGTTAATGAATTTCGATAAGAACAACATGACCGCTCAGGAAGTGGCCGAACGTCAGCAAGAGAAGATTATGATGATGGGTCCTATCCTTTACCGATTAGAGACTGAATTGCTTGATCCTTTGGTTTCTCTTCTCTTTAATATGGCTTTGGATAATAAATTATTCCCACCTCCCCCGCAACAAATTGCGGGCCTACCTATAAAGGTTGAGTATACTTCGATTCTAGCGCAGGCGCAGAAACAACTTGGGATTCAGCAGATTTCGCGTGTGGTTGGGTTTGTTCAGACTGTTATTCAGGCTTTGGGTGGACAGGACACTTCGATTGCGGACGGCATTGACTGGGATCAGACGCTTCGTGAGGTATGTACTATGGAGGGGACGCCAGCCAAGATGAATAAGGATCAATCTGTTATTGATCAGATACGTCAACAACGTGCTAAGGCACAGCAACAGCAACAACAGGTTGCAATGGCGGAACAAGCATCAAAAGCAGCTAAGAATGTCGGAACAATTCCTACTGGGCCTGGGACTTTGCACGGAGCAATGACTGGGGCGCAACAGCCGGTTGGGGCGGGTAAATAATGCCTGAAAAAGAAGAAATAAAAGATTTAACTAGACTTGACGGTGCAGAAGTAGCCAAGAAAAAAGAAAAGCTACTTAGGATTAAGCAATACCGTGAAGATAAAGACACGAAAGAAGTTTTGGCTTTACCAGCAGGCAAAAGGTTATTTTATAAACTTTTAGAGCAATGTGGGGCTTCTCGTACCCCTCATTTTGCTGGCGATCCTTATGCGACTCATGTGAACATAGGCCGTCAACAAATTGGTCTATGGTTGATTTCAGAGATGGAACGTGCGGCACCGATGGCATATAGCGAGATGGTAAGACAGCATCAGTCAGATGTTGTTTTTGAAGATAAGTTAAATAAAGAAGCTGAAGCACAAATGGAGGAGTAAAAAATGGGAAATCCTTTTGACAAGGTGACACCAGTAGCAGACGCACCAGTTACACCGGTGACGCCAGCACCCGTGACGCCTGTCGTACCAGTTACACCTGAAGTAGTGGCGCCCGCTGAAAAGCCAGCAGCCGAAGCACCTGTTAAAGCACAAGAAGGCGAAGGCACCCTTTTAGGCGATGAACCTAAATCGGCAGACGAAATAGCCAAGTTGGCAGCCGAAGCAACAGAAAAAGCGAAAGCTGAAGCTGATGCCAAAGCAGAAGCGCTCAAGAACGAAACTCCTGAACAGAAGGCCGAACGCGAGAAGTTGGAAGCGGAAACCGCTGCGAAGGCAAAGTTAGTTCCTGATAAGTACACCCTTAAAGCCCCGGAAGGCATGAAGGTTGATGAAGCCTTCTTGAATGATAAGTTATCTCCTGTATTAAAGACATATGGAGTAACCCAAGAAGCCTTCCAGAAGATTATTGACGTTTATGCTCCTCATTTGCAAGAGCAACAGAAGCAGTATGTTATGCAACAGCAAACCGAGGCAATCAAAGCATGGAAAGACAACGTCAAGGCTTGGGGCGAAGAAACAAAGGCTGTTTATGGCCAGAAGTTAGGTGCTGAAATGGCGTATGCCGCTAAAGCCATTAATACGTTTTCGTCAGATCCTAAAGCTCTGCGTGAACTTATGAATGACAAGCCAGGAACAACGGGAACCGGCATAGGGAACAATAAGTTAATCGTTGAATTTATGATAAAAGCTGGGAAATTGCTTGGTGAAGATACTTTCCCCAAAGGCAATCCTGCTCCTGGGGAAAAGGACACATCCGATGAGGCGAAAGCTAAACGGTTGTTCCCGAACAATCCCTAGTTAAAAATAGTGGCAAAGCCACAAGGAGAAGTATATGGGTCTTAATACGACATATTTCCCGACATATCTCGATATGTCCCGCCGGGTTGATCCCGATGGTTCTGTCGCGGATATAGCGGAAATTATCACGCAATATCACGAAATTCTTGATGATATTGGTTGGAAACAAGGTAACTTAGACAGTGGCGAGCAGATCACCGTTCGTACTTCCAAGCCGACCATTTCCTTCCGTTATCTGAACGCTGGTATCACCCCGGTCAAATCGACAACCGGTCAAATTGTCGAAACATGCGCCATCATGGAAGCCCGCAACCACATTGACATTGATGTGGCTATGGCTAATGGCAACACTGCCGCTTATCGTTTGTCAGAAGATAAGAGTATCATCCAGGGATTCGGCGATCAGTTGGCTAGCACATTGATTTATGGTGACGTAACCGTCTCCCCGAATCAATTCACTGGTTTGGCTGCTCGTTATTATTCAAGTACTGGTACAAACACCACGGCCAAGCAGGTTATTTCGGCTGGTGGTACTAATAGCGTCAACAGTTCAATCTGGCTTGTTGTGTGGAGTCCAGATAATATTTATGGGATCGTTCCTAAAGGTTCTAAAGCTGGTTTCCAGTTCAAGGATCTTGGTGAACAGATGGTTCCGGATCCTAATACTACCGGCGCCTTCATGCAGATGATGTGTTCTTGGTATCAGTGGAAAGCTGGTCTTGCTATTCGCGATTACCGTTCAGTTGTGCGTATTGCGAATATCGACATGACCAATATTTTGACCACTGGTGCTGCTTCTGATACATCAGCTGACTTGTTGAAGTATATGTCATTGGCTTTGGACAGAATCCCGCCCAACGTCATTGGTCGTAAGGTCTTCTACATGAATGAGACAGTTCGTTCTTATTTACGTCTGAAGATTGTGAACAAGTCAAACTTGCTGTTAAGGTTAGAGGAAATTAAGGGTACTTTGATTCCTCGTCCTGACCAAGTGTTGATGTTCTTAGGCGTTCCTTGCCGTCGTATTGACAGCATTTTGAACACTGAATCGAGCATCTAATTCGTGAAGGCCACGGACGGCATAGGGTCGTCCGGTAACTTAAAATGTCCCGATTGGGGCAGAGGAGAGAAATATGTTGGTTGATAACAGTCTAATATTAGACAACAATTTCGCCCTCACAACGACTGGTTCTTCGACGAATTATATCGACACCGTCGGTGCTGCGGGTGGACAGGCTCAAATCGCTACGGTCAATACGATCCAGGGTGGTTATGATGCCTATGAAGCGGATTGGTTTGAAGCGATTGTTACAAAGTCTATGACAGCAGGTGGAACTTCACTTTCTGTCGCTTTATGGACTGCTAACGTGATTGCTAACATCTGGACTACTGGTAATGCCGGGTCTGCGCCGACAGCGGTTGCAGGGCAGACTGTTCAGTTGTTATCTAGTGGTGCTATTTTGGCTGCATCATTAGTAGGCCCAGCAACAGCAGGAGCTTACGGGTCTACATCTGGTGCTATCTTATTGAAGGGTCGTATTCCTTCAGGTTGCCAGAGATTCTTGTCAGCATTTTACACCTGCGTTGGTACTTTCTCAGGTGGTGGTACTATCAGTGCCTTGATAGTTCCTGATGTTGATATTAACCTGACGTAAGTCAGATTAAGTCGCTTGGGGTGGTCGTGTTTGCGGCCGGCCATCCCTCTTTAAGACCGTAAGTGCGGCCGGTCGGCAGTTAGTACAGCAGGGAGAATAAAATGGCTCTTAAAATGATCAAGTATTTAGTTTTAAAAACGAATTACGGATTTAAAGGTCGTTATTGGACAGAGAATGAGATAGTAGAATTTGAAGCGGACGTTATACCGGATAAAAGATATTTTGAACGCATTACTAAAGGCACTGTTTTGCCGGTAGAGGCAGACGTGGATAAGCCGGTAAATACTTTGGCTGATTCTCTTGCAAGACCGTATAAGAAAGAACCAACAGCAGGGCAAGTTTTTGCTGATCAAAAGACTTTCTATAATGGTGAAGGCCCATCCCAGACTAATATATTTGAAGGCCGTCAACATCCGGCAGAAGTGCCATTGACCAAGAAAGAAAAGAAGTTGATTGAATCGCCTGCTGGTAATGATCTGTAAGGAGATAAAGTGCCACAAACGCTTGGAGAAACACAACTTTGTAATCTTGCTTTGTATCATATAGGTGAGAATCAAATTGGTGATATTTCCGATCCTGTGCCGGAAGCTCAAGCATGTAATATGTATTGGGTACCGGCACGGGATGATTTATTTAATGAACATGAATTTGGGTTCTCTCAGTCACAGATACCATTAGTTTTATTGCCAACTCCAACTGGAATGTCGCTATTGGCAGGTTGGCAGTACGCCTATGCTTATCCTGTCCAAGTAGGTGGAGTTTGGGCTGTGTATAATCCTGCTAATTGGAAAAAGAAAGAAGAGATTGAGTTTGATAAATATTATATTCAAAGCCAAAGCATACTTGCATTAGGATCGAATGAGCCAAACGCTATCTGTGATGCTACAAGTATTGTTACTGATCCTACCCTTTGGGACCCTAAATTTTCCTTATCTTTCTCACATAAACTTGCGGCATATTTGGCTGTAGCATTAACTGGAGATGAAGCTGTTGCACAAGCACAAGCAGCAATAGCTCTGGCTATGCTTAATGAATGTAAACGCATAGGATATAATGAAAAGAAAAAGAAGCCTCATCAGGTTCATGGATATAGGGATTCGCGTGGAGGTGGGTATGTTGGACCACAAGGAGAGATTACTTTAGATAATATATTTGGGCCGAGTGGGACGCCATAAAAGGAGATAGATATGAACCTAGGAAAGAAGATGGAGAATAATGCGGAAAAGATGTTTCCTACGGCTGTTAAAGAACATCAAGAGCCAATGATTATACATAAAGAAATAAACCTTCCTTTAAAATTGATTCAGGGTTTGAAATTAAAAAAGGGTGATAGAGTTCGCATTGAAGTTGAGGGCGAAATTACTGCTATGCACGATGATCAATACGATTCTTCATTTACAATGAAGGCTGAAAACGGGGAAGTTGAAAGCGATAAAGACGAAATAGAAGAAGGCGAAAATACGATTTTAGGTAGTGAACAAAAGGAATAATGAATGTCTCCTGTTGCACAACCACAGACCGCAGATACTGGCAATGGTATGCAAATGCCTCAAATGCCAAATACAAAAATAATTCGCTACAATCAGAGTTCGTTTGCGGGAGGAGAATATTCTCCAACCTGTGCTGCCCGCACGGACATGGAACGCTACAAGATTGGTCTTGAAACCTGCCGTAATGCTTATCCTCAAATAACTGGCGCCGTAAGTAACCGTCCTGGCTGGCGTATGGTAGCTCCGTATAAGATTCTGGGGATGCCTCCAAGAGTAGTTAAGTTTATTTACTCAACCTCCCAAGTTTATTATATTGAAGTCGGAAATTACTACATGCGTTTTTATACTCAGAGGGCGCAGATACAGGCATCTGGAGTGGGGGCATGGGTAACAAGTACTCCATATGTTGTAGGAAATTTCGTTACATATGGTGGAAACACGTATTACTGTATCGTTAATAATACCTCTGGCACATTCGTAAATGACTTAATATCTGGTTATTGGGTATTACAGACAGCCTATGAGATTCCTACACCGTATGCTCAAGCCGACATTAATAATTTAAGATTTGAAGAATCCGCCGACTTCGTTTATATAGCTCACCAGAAGTATCCTCAAATGATATTAGAAAGATTAGGAAATGCTAATTGGTCATTGGTATCTTATCTTGATCAGGTGATTGATGGGCCTTTTATGGATGAAAACACGGATATTACCTCTACGATTACGACAAACGTGACTACTGGCAATGGGTACATGTATTCGACTAAAGGCATATTTAATTCTGGTCACGTTGGGGCGTTGTGGCGAAAAACTGATTATATAGAAGGACAATCAGTGAATGTTGCTCTTACAGGAACGGGACCAACATCTTCAATAAGTTGTTTTACATCTTGGATGCTTGTAACAAATGGTACTTGGACTGGAACGATTACTCTTGAAATGTCCGAGGATGGAGGAAGCAATTGGACGAAATTACAAACATTTCAAAGTTCAGCGAATTATAATATTCAAACATCAAATACAGAAAGTGTAACAAATCATTTGGTTCCATTTCTATTGAGAGTTAATTGTACTGCCTTTTCTTCTGGAACTATTAATGTAAATCTCTCAACACTTCCTTTTTACCAAGACGGTTTTGTTGAGATTACTTCATTCGTTTCATTGACCAATGTAGGCATTACCGTACTCCAAACTCTTGGGGCCATGGGTGCCACGCCAACGTGGGCTGAAGGCGCATGGTCCCCATATCGTGGTTATCCTGGGATGGTTCGCTTCTATCAAGACAGGCTTTGTTGGGCAGGCGCTCCGTTGTCACAGGCGGATTCGTATTGGCTAACAGTTGATGGTGACTATATCAGTTTCCTTACAAGCACTCCCGGTGAAGATTCAGATGGTATATCGGAACAACTTTCGTCAAGACAATTAAACGCTATAAATGGATTGGTCGGATTCCAGTCATTGCTTATGCTTACGTCATCAACATCATGGTCTGTTCAGCCAGTGTCAGGGGCGGCTTTGACGCCATCTACAGTTTATCAAGATATTCAGGATTACAATGGATCAGATGGGATTGATCCTGTGGTTATAGGTAATGAATGTATTTTTACACAGTTTCAAGGTAAGGTTATCCGTTCTATTGTTTATAATTTTTACACTCAATCATTTACTTCGTCTGAATTAAATCCATTCGCTCGTCATTTATTAAAGGATTGGTCAGTTGTTTCTATGTGCTATCAGCAGAATCCAGATAACATTGTTTGGATGCTACGAAGTGATGGTCAGTTAATTGGGTTGACGTATCTTAAAGAGCAGGACGTTGTAGCGTGGCATCATAACGATACGAATGGTGTGTTTAACTCGATTGATGCGGCACCTGGAACTGGATATACGGAAGTCTGGGCATCGGTCACGCGACCTAATGGTGGGTTTATTGAAGTTTTGGAGAATAGGATTACTACAGATGTCCGTCAGGCTTTCTTCCTTGATAATGGCATAAGCAATGTTGTTACAGTATTACCTGTGACTGGGGCGACGAACGCTAATCCTTGTATTATGAAATCAGTAGCTCATGGGTTAGCAACTGGAGACATTGTTGAGTTTGATAGCATTGGCGGAATGACTGAGTTGAATGGAAACCAGTATTTAATGACGGTAGTTGATGCAGACCATTTTTCACTTCAAGACGTTTACGTTAAAACAAATATAGATAGCACAGCATATGGTGTCTACACATCAGGAGGGAATTGCGTACAATGTTTCGCTACTTTCAGTGGACTTTCATACTTAAACGGCCAAACGGTTTCCATTTTAGGGGATGGGTTTGTTTTTCCTCCACAAGTCATAAGCGGTGGAAGCGTAACTCTTACGAGAGCTTGCGGGTATGTTTCGATAGGGATGCAATATCTTTCAGATGTTGAGACGTTGCCGGTGGAATTGTCGATGTGGTTTAATCCCGCGCCACCGATGACTTCTCAAGGACGAAGGGTCAAGATTGGCGGATGTTCATTTGGATTTTTGGATAGTCGTGGAGGATGGATTGGTGTAAATGTCAATGACGTTTATGGAAATCCATCGTTAAGAGAATCTTTCTTCCCGCCAAGAACTAATCAGAATCAAGTAATTCAGCTTTATACCGGCGACCTGCATCAAGTTATTGGCGGTGGATGGGAAGAAGGGGCGAGGTTGTTCTATAGACAGTATGATCCTCTTCCTTTTACAATAACACGCATTATACCTGAAGTAATTGTAGGCGGAGCGACATCATTGGCTGGTGGATCGTATATTCAATCAGCATCAGGGGTTGGTTCTGTGACTCCATAGGATTAAATATGGACTTAACTTATAAAGATGAAGTGGTTGGCATTATCCGTCAAGCGACACATGAGGACTGCTTGATTGTAGGTTCTAATCTAAGAATACGTGAAATGCAAGAAATCTGGGGTTATGACAATAGCCTTCCAGTTGAAGGCGTAACAAATTCTTTTAATAAGAGTGTTGTATCTATGACCATCTTACATGATGACAAGCCGGTAGCAATTTTCGGCATAATGATATTAAAAGAAGTACCGACGCTATGGCTTATGCCAACAAATGATTTGGAGAAAATTGGTCGTAACTTTGTAAGGAATACGAAGGAATGGATTAATAAGATGTTAGAAGAATATCCAACGCTAGTGGCATACGTGCATTGGGCAAACGACGAATCCTTGCAATGGATGAATTTTGTTGGAGGTCGTCAGATAGAAAAAGTTTTCATGGGTAAAGATAATTCTCCCTTTTGGAAGTTTGAGTTCAAGAAGAATAAAGAATTAGCGACTCGCAACGTAATCTTAGACATTCAAGCAAAAATGGAAAAAGACCCAAGAGCATTATGGGGAAATGCTTTTCCATTGAAGCATAGTTTTGCAGAAGGATTATATATCCGTGAAGTATTCCTTCCGAAAGGATATGTTATTGTTACACGAATTTTTAAAAAGTCCCATGCTACATTTATGCTATTGGGTGATTGTAGCGTTCTTACTGAGCGTGGCGTCCTGCGAGTAAAGGCACCCATGCACATGGTAACTGCTGTTGGTACAAAGAGGGTTATCTATACGCATGAAGATACGGTTTGGATTACGTGTCACGCGAACCCTGATAACATTCGCGACATTGAAGAGCTTGAAAGGATACACGCAACAAATGATTATAAAGATTTAGATGCGGAGGAGAGTAAATTTATGGAAGCTTTCGTAACTGAGGTGGTTAGATGAATTTTATAAAATTTTGCATAAATAGTTTTCCTAAATATATGAGCAACGAGAGAGGGACGATGGCTTGGATAGCTATTGGTACCGCTGTTGTTGCGGGTGGGTATACTGCTTATTCTAGCTATCAACAGGGCGCTGCATCAAAGGCTTTTCAGAACTACCAAGCCCAACAACAAGAAGTAGATGCACAAGCGGCCTATGCAGTTGGTCAGGCTCAATCCCAACAAGTCGCACAACAGGGAGAGATTACCTCACAGACACTTGCTTTTAAGAACGCACAGGAAATAGGAAAGATGAGGGCTGATGAATCAGCCAATGGAATAACAGCTAATTCAGTTACCGCCGAGAACCTTGAGGTAAATTCTTTCAATAAGGGCAACAGGGATGAATCAATATTGAATTACAACGCACAGAATCAAATTTGGAGCATAAAGACTGCGGCTTCCGAGCAAGCGTTTACTGATACGCAGCAGTCAGCTTTGGATACCATTCAGGGAGAAAACGAGATGGCAGCAGGTGAGATGAACGCTACGGGGACGTTGTTGAGTACGGCGGCTACGGTGGCTAGTCTTGGATATAAGGGAAGCACGGTTAATCCGGCCGGTGGAGGAGCAACTTTAGGTTCACCTACACAAATGGGAACTGAAATGATTATGGGGGTTCCACAATGAGTGGCATAAGAGTACCAGACGCACAATACGAAGCACCAACACCGACACCGGAACAAGCACAAGTTCCTATGCCTAGACAGCCAGTAGCCAATGCCAATATGTTTGGGGCGGCACAGGCAGAGGCTGGGGAACAGGCTGGACAGAAGGTTCAAGGGGCGGTTGTTGATATTGCCAAAGACATCATCCAGCAAAAAGCATGGGCGCAAACTTCTCAAGTATTCGAGAACAGGGAGTTGATGAATCAGTATGCCGATAAGTTGCTAAACGATACTGATACGCACATGGTTACAGACCCTAACGGGACTGAAAGACAAGTGGCGAACGGTTATCTTTTAAGAACTGGCCCCGATAAAGTAAGTCCTGATTTAATCAAACAACAGTTACAGCAATACCAGAATAGTTTAAGTCCAGACGGTAAGGGTGGCGGATGGCTGATGGAAGTCGCCAAGATGAACTCAAGGTATACGGATGCACCGGTTTCGGATGCCTATGGTAAGGTTTCTACATACAATAAAGATCAGAATAAAAGAGAAGTTGCACAGACATATCGGAACGCTTATTCAGATTCTTTATTAAGTTCCGCTAATCAACCAAACATGGCGGCGGCACTTCATTATACTCAAGCACCTTTGCAGTATATGTTAGCCAATGATCAAGTATCACCTAAAGATCATGTGGATGACCAGATTAAGAATGGCCTTTATACTTTAAATCATTATGCTCAAAGCAATATTGGTAAAATTCCGATTGATCAGCTAAAGCAACAAGTTGACGATGCTCAGAAAGCCGCTCCTCATATTATTACGGATGACGTTAAGGCTGAGGTGAATAGAAATATTGATTTGTACAATGACGCTTACCAAAAGCAGGTGAAGATCAATCAGGAACACAATCAGAGTGATGCTGTTAAGAAATATGCCGATGGGATAGCTTCTGAAAAATATAATGCTTCAAACTCACTTGCTATTTTAGCAGATAAGAACTTACCGGCGAATGTCGGGCAGGCTTATTACAATGCGGTGATGAATGTTAGTGGACAGAAGATTGCCAGCATCAATAAGGGTGGCACGATGAATGATAAGTTGCCCTTAACTGGAAAAAGCTTAGGCATACCTTTAGCTGGTGAAAAGAATAAAGAAGCGGCTGATACAGCTAATTATACTTTAGGTATTGCCAATGCTTTGAACACCAAAGATGCTACAGATAAATTAGTATCAGCGATCACAGATGATAAACTTGATAAGACACAGTTAGAAGTCTATACGCGTACACTTGCTTTAGTTGGACAGTATGCCCCTACGGAAACAGAGGCTGGTGATGGTAAGACGATTGATCCCAAAGGCGCTCCGTTAATAGCTGGTCTGAAAACGGCAGCGGAATATGCAAAAGGTAAGCCTGGTGGGACAAGTTTGATAAAGAATTATCTGGATGGCGTTCAAGCACCTAACGCTGATCCTACTGCCGCTTTGACTGGTGCAATGAGAACACACGCTTTGCAGATTAATCCTAAGTTGGCAAATATACCAGAAGGCGGAATCACTGCTACTGATAAGTACGGAAATAGAAGAATGATATTTCCTGATCTTCATACAGAAGCGATTAAAAAATCAAGTGGGGGAATGAATGTCCCAAGCAGCAGTAGCAAGTCCAGCGCAAGCTGATACAACACAATTTGACATGAGTTCCGCTGTTCCTGAAACGGAAGATGGCAAAGCTGTGTCTGCTATGCCCGCGTTTGATTTGAGTTCGGCTGTGCCAGAAGATCAGATAAGCAGGGCAGAACCTAAATCTTGGCAGGATCAAGCATTGAATTTTTTGACAACTCCTTTTAGGAAATCTCCCGAAGATCGTCAAGCAGAAGCCATGAATATCTATGCTATATCAAAGTCAACTGGTATGTCGATGGAAGATGTGTCTAAGAATTATGATCAACTTTCAAGGAATCCTAAAGTTACAGGGATGATGCCGGAACCGACTAAGGGACAGTATATGGGCGCGATGATGACCGAAGCAATGATACCTTCTGCGCCACTGTTATTGACTACTCAAGGAATAGTTGGGTTAGGTGTATTTACTGGAATAAATAAGTTGCTTGATATGGCGGAAGATGAGTATCTTCCTAAAGACACTAATCAAGGGACAAAAGATTTACTTGATATTGGTAAATTAGCGGCTGGTGCAGTTGGGGCACACGGAGCAGTTGGTGCCGTTGAACGAGGCGTAGATGGTCTTGTAGACAGTCTTATGGGCGATGTTATGCCTCACCCCGTAGACGCAGTTCCAACTATGGATTTAGCCGCTGAACATATCAAAGCCATTACCGATAGCAAACTTCCCGATGAAGCCAAACAAGATTTGCTTGGTAGATTAGGCGTAACGCAAGATCATATTGATGCGTCGGTGGCTTCTGGGAAGCCTATACGGGTGCCTTTTACGAACGTGATTAATATGGCTCAGAGTCCTCATTGGGATGATGTGGCTGGTGAGATTACGGAGAATGGGTTGCCTAAGACGGGGATTGAGACGCCGGAAGTTAAGGCGGTACTTTCGGGAGAAGCATCCCCGGACAATATTCCTAATGCCGAAGGAGAACAACAGGGTAATTTTGGGAAAGGTCAGAGTCCATTATTGTTGGATTATCTTGCACAATATTTACCACCAAAAGTTATTGCATCATTGACAAATGATGAAAGGTTAAAATTAGCAAATGGGCCGTGGCAAGATTTAAGGGATTTTGCTTCTCAATTTGAAGGTGAAAAGAATCTTGGCGTTAAGGGTCCTGATTATTATAAAAATCTTATGTTAAAAGGAGAATTAAATGGATACTTCTCAGGGGAAGAAGAAGGCGGAAAAGGAAAAGTCAAAAACACCTCCAATGTATCACTTGCGGAAGTTGAAAAGCAAGTTAGGAGTCTTGACACTGAAAACCTCGAAAGTTTGATGGATACTCGCTATGAAGCGGGGGCATCGCAGAAGGAGTTGGACTTCCTTGAAAATATTTATGCTGAACGCATGAGTGAGGAAGAGCCTAATGTTTCCGAGGATAACGAACCTTCATTGGAAGGTAATGGTAGATACGGAGTTGATTTAGAAAGTCAATTAGAGTCTTTTTATTCTCAGTTTAAGTTGCCAGTTAATGCACGTGATGGTCAGTATACCAATAAAGAATTGATGACAAATATAAGAGAGAATTTAAAAGCACATGGCGACTTAAAAGATGTATCCGATGAAGATATTGTTAATGCCGCTAAAGATGTTGCTGAATGGAAAGAGAAATTGAACGAACGCCGTGCCGCTAAAGGTGAACCTATAGTTGAGTCAAAGGTTGAAGCAGAGAAACCCATCTCTCCCATGACCGGCGGCCTCCAAGAAGAAACCGGCAAATTTGGCGAACACAACACTTTATTCACCGAACAAATGGCCAACGAAGCCCGCGCCGCAATCAACAGCAAGCTCTCCGGCCTACACAGCGGCGTTGACCCTACCATTATAGGAGACATGCTTAAAGTCGGTGGGTATCATTTTGAAGGTGGAGTGCGTGAGTTTGGCAAATGGTCAGAGAAGATGATCAATGATTTAGGTGAGAATGTTAAGCCATACTTACAGCAGGTTTGGGATGGTTTACAGAAGGAAGCTCCGAAGATGGCACAGCCGAAGGTTGAGGCGACGGAAGATGAACTTTCTAAACAAAAATACTTCCCCTTAGAAAAACTTGGCATTAAGAAGATTGTTAGTTCAAAGACAGGAGAAGTTGACCTCAATCGAAGTGGCAAGGATATGAGGGAAAGATATTTAGGAACAATGAATGAGAGGATGCAACGGGTATTTGATTTAAAAGATGATATTAAGACTCTTGAGAAAGATAAAGCACAGCGAGAAGGCCAATTTATAAATGCAGGTTTTAATGGCGACGTTGAAAAAACTAAGGAATGGATTGCTAAACTTGACGCTGAAATAAAAGACGAAGATAGGCAATATTGGGAAAAAGTTGTTAAGCCTGCCGCAGAAGCATCATTGAACCTTTCGGAAGGAGCTAAAGAAGGCATTACTTTAGGCAATCAATACTTCAGAGAAGCTGGTCTTGCAATGAAGTCCGTTGGAGCTATACGGACATTCCTTGAGAATTATGGTATCAATCGTTTATATGAACCTGATTCAGCAGAGAAAGTTCTTAAAGGAAATGAGTTTGATAATCCTCAACAGAGTACTGGACATGCCAAGCAACGTGTATTTGAGAATCCCTTAGAAGCGGTTTTATATGGCAAGCGTTTCAAGACAATGGATTATGCTGACCTTATTGGTATACACGGTGAAGAAGCCGCTGCCGTTACAACTGGTCGTCAATTTGTTCAAGAGACTGTTCCCGAAGAATTGACAGCATGGACAGACAGAAAGAAAGTACCTGCTGGATGGTCGCAAGTTGGAAATATGGAACGTGATATTCCAATGAAAGATGAAAAGACGGGAGAGTTAATTCTTGATAAAGACGGGAATCAAGACATTAAACATCAAGTCCTTGTTGCTCCTAAAGAAATAGCCGACATAATGGGCGTTATTACTGATCCTGATAATTTGAAGAAAGTAAACGCATATCAGAAAGTTCAAGCTGTTAATAATTTCACAAAATCATTTAATGTTATGATTGGTCTATTCCATGACAGAAACTTTGTTGAACAAAAATTATTTTCACCTGGTGGCATAAAAGCATTAACAAATACTTTTGGTGGTAATTTAAGATCATTAATGGGGAAAGATGATTGGCGTCAAGGAAGATTAAGATTCTTAAAAAATGGTGGAATGTTAGGGTCTTTAAGTACAAATATTGATGTTCTTAAACCAACGTCAGAAGAAGGAACAGAGGGTCAGAATTGGTTAAAGAAGATAGAGAAAATGCCGATTATAAAAGGGGCTACGGCTTTAGTGGAATGGCATAGGGATAATTTGTTTGATGTCATGGGTTCATATTATAAAGTTGACAGCTATATGAAACGTGAAGCAATGTGGGATTTAAAGAATCCTAATGCCACAGAGGACGAAAGAACAGAAGCAATGCGAGGATACGCCAGGGCTTCCAATAATGACTTTGGTGGCCAGAGTTGGTTCGCGCGAGGATTTAATAAAACCACAATGTCCGTAGCAAGATTATTTTCATTTGCCCCTGATTGGCTATATTCAGCTTTCCGTACAGCAAAGACAGCCGCTATTGATTGGAAGGGGATAGCTGGAAGTCAAGGAACAGAAGGTGGTGCGGCCAGAGCTTTATTGATTAAACAATTCATGTATGCTACTGCCGCAACTCAAGCGGCTAATTATGCTATTACAGGACATTTTACTGATAAGAACACAAAGGGAAACGAATGGTCGGTTGAGCTTAATAAGAATATTCATATTTCTTTATATGCGGCTGGTCTTGGGGAGCTTGTTAAATTGGCGTCAGATGTTGGTAATAATGGTTGGCTAACTGGTCTTGGGCAGTATTTGAAAGGTAAAGCATCTCCAATAATTCGTTTTGTGTCTACTTTTGTATCTCATACAAACTATCACAATCAAGACATAACAAAAGAAACTGGTAATATTGGTGGTCAGATTGCTAAAGTCGTTCCAGAAGAATATCGGGATGATGTTGCAAAACAAATAAATTATGTCAATGAACTTGCTTCTACGATTGCACCAGTTCCGTTTGCTGTTGACCCTGGCAATGTGGGCTATATCGCAGATCAAGTTAAAGATGCTATGGCAGGCAAGAAGGCCGATATAGCTGGAAGCCTTATGTTGCCTACTGTATTGGCTAAATTTTCAGCGGGCGAATCCCCCGAACGCCAACAACAGGACATCGACACCGAAGTCGAAAAAGGCTTAAAAAATAAAGACGATACCGCGGCAAACAAATACCTTGCATCCGGAGACATCTCTCAAGCCAAGATAGACGAACTACAAACCAAAGCCGATGAAACACCTTTGGAAAAATCTTATAAATCTCTATCTGTTGAAAAGATTATGAAGAAAGCCGATGGCAATATTGACAGCATGGATGCAGATGACAAGGATTCATTAAAAACAATGCTTAACGATAAGTATGATCGCATGGTTTCTGCAAATAAAGCATCACCGAACGAAATAAAAAGAATCGGTGATTTACTTGAGGATTTCTATGATAAGCATAAAATACAATAAGGAGAATTTATGAAAAAAATATTATTATACGCAATGCTTACCTTCGTCCTTTTGGCAGGAATGTCAACTCAAAGTCATGCAGTTGTATCTTCAACTGTGAACAAGAACTCATATCTCTGTGATGGATCTAACACATCATTTTCCTATACTTTCCCTATTATATTGTCTACGGATATTCAGGTATATACGATTGACTTAAATGGGGCGACAACTCCACAAACAAGTTTCTCGGTAAATACGTTGAATCATACGGTTACTTATCCTACTGTTGGTTCGCCATGTACTTTGAACTATACGATTGTATTGTATCGTAATGTGCCGTTAACACAGAATGTTGCAGCATCTAACCAAGGGCCAGCGCCATCACCGATAGTTATGAGCATGAGCGATAAGTTGACAATGGAGATTCAGCAATTACAGGAACAGATGAATAGGGCTTTAGTTGGACCAATATCTTCTACAACTGGATTAGCACTTCCAGCTGCGTCTAATGGGACGGTTCTAGGATGGCAAGGTGGTAATTTGTATAATTTTGTGCCAAATTCATCAACATATTTAACACCATCAACTGATGTAACGATGGGTGGGGAAACGCCTACGGACAGTCTAATACCGACACAGAAGGCGGTAAGTATATTTGTTAATGCTTTTAGTTACGCAACGGCAGGTGCTAATAGCAATATCACATCATTGACAGGACTAACAACGCCTTTGACAACGGCACAAGGTGGAACAGGAACAGCGGCTAATGCAAATACAGCGAATGGTGCTTTAATCTTAAATAGTTCTGGTCAAATACCGTCAGGGATAAGTGGTCAGTTATTAAGTGGAGTTATTGGAAAAGTGTCGGTTACTACTTTTACCTCTCAATCCTCCGTCTCCGTTCCTTTGGCTAGTGGGAATGTGTATAAGGTGATGATAGTAGCTTTACAAAACACTTCTAATAGTAATCCTACTGGAATTACATTTAATAGTGATTCTACATCTGGACATTATCAATGGGTAGGAACATATAATTATGTAGGAGACGCAACAGTTAATCCAGCAGGGAGCGGAAGTGCAACTTTTATTAACGTAGTTCAACCACAAGCAACTTCTCAATTTATGATTTCAATGGATGTATCAACAATTACAAATGGAACTTATAACGCATATATAATTTCTAATGCAAGTTATCTACAGAGCAACAATTTGACACAGTTTATGGTTTCTGGATTATATTCTTCAACAACTGTTACTAGCATGCAAATTACACCATCAGCAGGCACAATAAGTGGCACGATATACGTTTATCAATTAGCATAAGGAGATCTATGAAAATATTATTATCAGTAGTTTTAAGTTTTTTTCTATCTGGACTATCTTTTGCTCAAGGAGAATAATATGCTTACTTATGACGAATACATGAAGCAACAAAAAGATTACTGCGACGCTCTTGATTTGCTCAAACGTGAAGTGGCAAATATGCGTAGTGCAAAGGCTAATGAGGCCACAATGACAGTCAGACAACTTGAACCACGCATACCTGAACTTGAAGGCAAGATAAACACCCTTAACGCCGAAATCAAACGGCTCGACGGACTAATCGCAACCAAACAAAAACAGTCAGAATATGATGAACAATATTGGAAAAAACATTATTTAGATCTAGAAACCAAATTAAACAATGCCCACGATGCCCGTACAGACATGTTTAAAGGTAAGGACGACCAGTATGACGTCCGTGAAAAGGCTATTACTGACAGCAAGAACGATTTGGATAAACGTGAACAATTACTTATTGAAGCTAATAATAAACTTATCGAATCACAGGTTTTACACAATGATTTGATAAATAGTTTCATTGAAGAGAAATCCGTACAAGAAGATAAAATTAAGAAAATAATGTCTAATCTTAATGGACATATAAATGAAGCAAATGCTGAAAAGTTGAAACAGAAAGAATTAACAGTACGGCTAGAAGAACAGGCCGTTGAATTGTCTAACAAGATTAAACAAGCGGAATCTACCATTGCCAGTATTGGCGAAGCTCAAAAGAAGTTAGATGAAGCAAGTACTTTGGTAGTTACTGTTGATAGTCGTAATAAAGAACTCGACGCTCGTGAAGAGAAGCTAAACGAATCGCATGTAAAAAGTCGTGCAAACCTTCAACGTGATACAGAAAGGTCTGACGCTATTTCTTTGAGAGAACAGTCTCTTAGTGAGAGAGAAAAAAATATTAAATTAGCTGAAGCGTCTATTGCTAAACGGGGGTAATTATGGGAGCGCCACTTAATTCAATACCGACGAATATTGTTCCTGATTTAATGCAGAATTTGTTTGATTATTCAAGTGGTACGCTTGTTGTTTATGCTGGTTATGCACCGATGGGAGCGGCTACAACTGACGATAAATGGACTATATTTTATTATAAATATGATGGTAATAATAATGTATTATCAAAACAAACATGGTTAGGAAAATGGTCGCAACGGACTTCGGGGAATTATTCGTGAAAAAAATAATAATTTTTATATTATGTTTAATGGGTACGGTTACGGCAAATGCGACTGTTCAAGTCAAGGCTATTACAGGACCGCCTGTCCAAGTATGCCAGCCATCAGATCCTAACTCTGCTTGTGGTGGTGGCGGAAATCCGGGCGGTTCTAACACTCAGGTACAGTATAATTCTTCAGGTACTTTTGCCGGCTCAAATACTTTTACCTTTGATGGAACAAATCTTTTTATTGGCAGTATCCAGTTAGGGGGTGGTGATATATCAGTTCCTCAGTCTGGTGCGTTTGATGGAACACTAAACCTTTACAATAACTATGCATACCCACAATACATAACAGATTATAATAATGTATCACAGCCTTCTGCATACGCCCTTTTAGAATTTGATGGCACTGGTGTAGCGTGGACTCAGATTTCCTCTGCTTGGCTGTCTGACGGAAAGACCGGAAGCGGTTACATCGTGTTCAGCAATACCCCAACCATATCGACTCCAGTGATAAGCGGTTCAGAAACATTCAATGGTTCAACAAGTGGTTCAACAACCGTATCAGCGCATGCGGTTGCTCGTGGGAGTGTAGATTTGCAAACAGTCCAATATATTATCGCAAACAATTTAGGGGAGGGTGTATGAAGAAGTTACTCTTGTTCTTAGGGATTCTATTCTGGTCTACAAGTGGGTTTTGTGCTTACACTACGAATAGCACAACGAACCCTCTAGTTCCTGATGTTCAATTCCAGAATTTCGTTCAGGGAACGGATACTGCTGGCACGTATAAAGTAGTGTTTACTCCGGGGGCTAACTCCGCATCTGGTTCTGTTGGTGGTAGATTATACGCAATTTACGAGAGTAATAATGACACTAGCACAACTCATCTTGTCAGTTGTGAAGAAGTTGTATCTGGTGTTTCTTATGTTTTCACCGCAACAACTACCGCTGTGAATGATGGCACGGCTAATGGAGTTCCAGCTAAGAATTTCATTATTTCTGGAAACTTACCTAATCTAAAAATGGAGACAAATGGTAATACGTACCTTGATTTTTCTTCTGACGGTCAAGTTGTGAAGTGTACTTATGCTACAGCCTTAACGTCAACTGACCTAATTAATCTTATAGCTGTTGGAGCTGATTACTAATGAAGAAGCTATTACTTACCTTAATTCTTTTATTCCTTTGTTCCAATGCTTTTGCATTGACTAATCAATACGCTTGCACTTCTGGTGGTACCTGGTCAGGGAGTATTTGGGTATTAACCACAGGTGCACAGGTCGCTTGTACTGGTGGTTCAACTCCAATAACAACAGATGAGCAAGTATTAAATTCTTCATCGGGGAACGTGACCCTTACTGCTTCAACGTCAACGGCTGACCTTTCTATGTCAGGGTATACCGGAACATTTACTATTAATTCCGCAGTAACTCTTACAGATACAGGAGCCGCAGATTTACAAGGCGTATTTTCTGCTGGAAGCCCGACAACAAGCATTATAGTTATAGAAGGTGGGGTTACCCTTGATGCTACTCCAACTGGTTCTTCTTTTCCCTTGTTAAATTTCACCACAGCGAATCAGACTCTAACTTCTGGTGGATTTACTTGGCCCGGGAACTTGAACTTTTCCTTGACATCAGGAGTATTTACTTTAGTTGGGAATTGGATTACCTCTGGATTGACCACCTTTAGTAACACAACTGATTTGAACTATACAACAACAGAAACGTACTCTACAAATAATGGACTTACCTTAAGTGCGGCAACTATATCAAATGCCAGCAATGCTACAATTATCATAGGTGGTGGAAACTGGGCTGGGCAGGTTTACTTATATAATCCTGTAATTTTAAAACCCTCTGTAAGTAATATATCCATTCAGAATGTGGACATTGGAGCGTCCATTACCTACACTCCATCGACATATAGTGTTTCCCAATCTAGTGGTTATGTAGCAAGCATTGCTCTGAACAGCACAATTAATACCTTCGGAATGACTTGGTATGAAATACAGGCATATAATACTACCAATACAATAACTCTTTCTTCTACTCTATCTACACAGCTTTTATATATGAATCAGGGGAATGTAACATTCACTGGTAGTAATATAGTTACTCAAAGTTACTTACAAAATGAAAATTCAACAGTAATTTTCCAATCCGGACTAACACTTTACGTGACCAATTCACTAACCTTTGAAAGTGTTTATGGTGCTGGGGCATCAACCCTAAAATCAGGAACAGCCTCATCACCTTTTTACCTTGTTTATACTGGCCCGTTATCTGGTGAAAATATTGAATCTGGATATTTTACGGACGTGGCTGCTTCGGGTACACCTATACCTTATTATGGGCCTAAACTATTAAATTACTTCGGAGGAACTTTAACTCGCACAAGTGGTATAGTCAACGTAACAGCAGCAAATATAAATAAAAAACAGATAAATTTCTACAATGGGGTCTAATATTAAAGGAGAACGTATGAAAA